AGTTGTATGTGGGTATTTCCTCAAAGCAAGCTTCGGCAGCTGGCTTCAAGGTTTCATAGGCCCATTCAACTAAGTTAATAGCTGATATGGAATATGATCTGATTGGACCGTCTTTGTGCCAACCTCTTGGTTGTACTATGGTCATTTGAACTGTGCAGTCATCTCCGTATCTTGATAATGCACCTAGTGCATAGATACGCATTTGTGGGTTATCTGCTTCTACTGCCCACTTACCAGACTTAAGATCTATTATCTCTATCATGTCTTTACCAATGAGTATGGCATCTGCTGTTCCCCATAAGTCTGCATGTATTTCTGGCATATTAACTTTTTCTTCTATTAATGGTCTTGCAACATCAAGCTCCATCATTCTCTTGTCTATGTAATCAACATAAGTATTAGCACAATCAATCATCTCTTGGTCAACTGTGATATCAAAATCTTCCACATGATGTGTTGTGTCTAAATAGTATTCTTCTAAGGTAAGATTATTTAATCTACCTTTAAGTAGTGTCTCTACCATTTCGTGAATCAATGTACCTGTCGCTGCTGGTATGCCTACTTTGTACTCTACTTGCATACTAGATAATAGCTGTGGCATGCCAGGGCAAGCCATCCATATCTTTGCTGCTGAAGGTGAGAGTTTAGCGTGTGCCATCTACAGATATATAAGAGTCGTTTTCCATCTTTTGCACATCTTTAAGATCATAAAGTATCTTTCCACCAATCTTGAAATAGCTAGGACCTTGTCCTCTATATCGTCTATTATCTATTGTTTTCTTGCTAACTCCCCAGCGCTTCGCTAATTCGTCAACTTCTATGGTGTTTGATATGTCAAAATTCTTTTCTAATATATCCATAAATTTCCCTTTTATTAATATTTTTGTTTATACTAACACAATATTACTAATTATGGTAATATAAATAAATAAAATTTGGGAGAAATTTATGATGAATAAAACAGTATACGCACATACTAACTTAGGAACTGAAAAGGAATGGGATCAAGCAATAGATAGGCTTGCAACCAATAACCAAGTAGCTGGAACGCATTACAAGCAATCTAAGATACAACCTATAGATTATATATATGCCAACAACCTGTCTTATAACTTAGGTAGTTGTTTAAAATATATAACCAGAAGTAAAGGAGAAAACAAAGATAGAGTGACTGACTTATTAAAAGCCAAACATTTTATAGATCTTGAATTACAGATGGTTTATGGAACAGATGCCAAGGGTAATAAAATAGGAGATTATTCAATAGAAGTTTCTCTATAACCATGAGGTAGCTATGAATTTATATGAGTTTGATGATCGTATCTTAAACGAAAGGAACGGAAGAAAACCTGTATATATAAACAAACATCTTGCTAAAAAGTTTAAGGATTTTTGTGAAAGCGAACAGAAAGAACCACATAGAGTGGTTGAGTATCTAATATCTTTAGGCATGAACTCTGTAAAGCATTACGAAGAACCTAAAGTGTCTGTTGACATCGAAGCTCTTTAAATAGGTTTTTGGTATTCTCTAGCGTGTCCCACGCTTGAACATCCTCGTCTTTAAAACTTATCTGTTTTAGACCTTTTGGAAACATAAACTGAACTGTTTGATGTTTTAAAGCAACCAAGGCATATACATCTATTGCATTATCTTCGTAGTATCTATCTTTAGTAAAAGCACCGCGCCTAAAATCAAACTGCCATGAAACTCTATGTGTTTGTATTTTAGATTGTGTTTTAACCTGGCACTTGTATAGCGTATGGTCAACGTCAAAGATAATGTCTGCCTCCGCGCTGTGTGGAACTATCATTACAGTGTCTGCGTGTAAAGAAAGTAGCGAGGCTACTAAGTATTCTCCAGAACGGCCAACTCTTTCTGATTGGCGTGGCATGGGGTTATTGTGGCGTTGGCCCTATAGGTACTTGTGGTTGAGAAAAAGACTGTAGGTATTCCTGTCTTTGTATATTTTCTATCTCTTGTTGTGCTTCTGGCATATAGTCTAAATTATTTGTAAAAGCCAAAATATTAATTACAGACTTTAACCCTTCACCTTTACTTATATCTATTCTTGCAAGCTTTTCTAGTTCTTCTACAGAGTTTTTATTTACAAATATTTCTGCTAACTGTCTTGATGTTTTTTCTTGTACTCTTTTGCTAAACTTACTTGCAAATTTTACAGTCCACATAAAGGCACCTATTTGTGCAACTTCTTTTGTAAGAACCATCGCATCTGGCGGTGCTTTTGGATTATCAACATTGGCTAATGTTGCAGTTCTTTTTAACACTTCATTAAATTTATTAAAACCGCGCAAGACTTCATTTTTATTTAAACCTCTAGCTTCAGCTACACCAGATAAAACAGCGTTAAAATTCTTATCTAAATTTTTTGTGCCAGCCAATGATTGATATAAATCAAAACCTGCACCAAAAGAAGGATCTCCTGTTTTGGTTGTTTTGTATAATGTTTGATCTATGATTTGGTCAAAGTAAGCTCTGGCTAAGTTTGGAAAAGCTTGTTTATCTATTTTATTTATTCTTGTATATGTTTCTCTAATATCAGCTGGTTTCACATTTGCAATACCAAAAATTTGGTTTTTAACTTTACCAGACGTTACACCTTTACCAATTAAAAACGGTTCAATAGATTCAAGCGTTGGATTTACTATAGTATTTGTAAGTTCTTTGTACTTTTCTGTACCAGATAAATAATTTGTATTGGTTTTAAGAATTTTATCTAATTCATTTAATGCTGGAGCAATTTTTTTAATTTCGCTATTGTTAAGAGCTTCTTTAGGATTTGCTTTACCAGCTTTTGATCGAGCAATAATCTCTCTTGTTTCTCTTAAAATTTCACTTAAATTATTTACGCCTGATTCTGGAATAATTTTTGTTTCAGTTGCTTTCATGCCAAGAGGTTTTCCATATTGGTCTAATATGTTTACAGTTTCGTCTTTTGGAGTAATTGTTTTTTTAATTAATCTGTTTTTCAATTGTTTTAACTTATTCTTAGGTGTTCCTTTAACACTACCTGCTAAGACATTATCAATATTATTAATTAAATTTAAAATTTGTGATTCATCTATAAATTCATTATTAGCAACCGAGTAACCAGCCTGTTGTGATTTAAGAGTTCTTTCTGTTGTCGCTTCATCAAATGCTTTTTCTGCTGATATGTTTGCATCTTTGTAAACCTTTCTTAATGACTTTGGGTTTTTTGCAATGTAATTATCAAATAAATTTTCTGCTATTTTTTGTATTTCTTGTGGTCTATTTTTAATGTACTCATACATTATTCTTCCGCCCTCTGGAGAATTATAAACAGACTCACCAAGTTTAGTGAGAATATCACTTTGTATTAGTTCTGGAGCTGTAAGTTTTACTCCTTGACTTTCAGCATAAGCTTCTACAGTTTTTGCCAAATCAATTTTTTCTTGTGGTACACCTTTTAACGCTTCTGCTGCTAACTTAACAGCCCTGTTAGGATCTGTTACATAACTTGATACGCCACCAGCTGCTAAAGTTAATGGTATAGAAACATAAGGAGGAGCTTCCGCCTCTTCTAATTTTTCTGCTACCACACCTGTAGGTGCGCCTACTTTAAGGCCTCTAAGAGGACCAAATCCCATTGTTGGAACTGTAAATTCACCAACAGATTGTAAGTATCTAGCACCACGACTCTCTGGTTGATATTCTAATAATTCTTTTGTTTGTGGTTGTTGTCTTAATGCTTGTGTAAGTAAACCCATAGACCTAGCCGTATCACCACCTGGTGCTATTTTTTGCAATTGTTGTAACGCATCAAAATATTTTAAAATTTTTTCTTCTTGTTTTGGTGCTACTCTAGTTGCTAATTGTTTTAATCCTCCAGCAGCTGCTTGTGTAATCATTTCTGGAAATTCTAATAAACCAGTAGTTCCACGCAAAGGACCAGATATTGCAGCCTTACCAATGTCTTTTAATCTTTCTCTTCTAATTTGTTGTCTTTCTTCAGTTATACCAGATTCTAAACTTTCAAGCGCAAGTTTTTCTGCTCGCAATCTTTTTATTTCATCAGCAAATGCTTTTGCATCCTCAACATTACCAGCTTCGTCTGCTTTAACAAATGCCTCTTCTAATTGTGCTAATGTTGCCATTTATTAATTGTATTTTTTAAGCCTAGCTTCAATATCCATTGAGCCTGCTGTCGATGTTGGTTGTTGTATTAGAGGATTAGAAAAGGCTTTAAACGGAGTAGCATCTTGTAAAGACCTTAATTGACCAATCTGAATATCGAAATATTTTTGATCTTCAGAACCATACAAACTTCTTTGATTTTCTAATGTTGCAATTTTATTGTTAACCACATTACTTACTTCACCGCCAAGTCTGTTGTAAACGCTTTGTACAACCCCAATTTTTCCTTCTTTACCTACACCGCCAGAAACTATATTTAAAGCATTTTCATAGTCTTTATCAGACAAACCTCTGCCTTCCTGTCCTCTTGCTGCTGCAAATAGGTAAGCTAAATCTCTAACCTCTGATTCATTTATTTTATATTGATTTGATATATCTTCTAATGTTTTTGTAAAATCAGTTCCTTCTACAGTTACAAAAGAATTTTTTGCAACAGCATCATCATAAAAAGATTTTGTATCTTTACTTGCTAGTTTTAGAAACCCTTGTGTATTTTTTACAAGACCAGTAACAAATGTTGCGGTAGCGCCCACTCCAGATAATGCAGCTTCATCCATTTTTACAAGCTCATCAGTATATCTTTGTAAACTTCCGTGCAAAGTATCTGTAGCCTGCCACCTATCTGCAAGAGGTTTATTTTCTTTGCTAAATAAAGATATATCTCCAAAACCACTTTCAAATTTTTCAGTAAATCCTAATGGTTGAATAACCTGTCCAGCTTGGTTAATTTTAGTTATTTCTTCAGCAGTAAGCTCACTGTCTCTAACATTTTTTACAACTTTACCATCCTTGGTTATTGTTCTTAAAGGGTCTGATACAGCGCTTTTTGATGTTGAGGGTGCTGATAATGGAACTATTTGTTTATCAGGGTCTGCTTGAACAGCAGCAATACCCTCTGCATCTGTTTTTAAAACAGTACCAATTACCCTACCAGCCTTGTTACTAAATATACTAAACCTTTCTATTGAATCTTTTTTAGTAGTACCAGCAGCAAGTCTAGGATCTAAACCAAGCTCTTGTAGTTTAATCATGTCAGCATATTGTGGGTTATCTAATGCAAATTGTCTTAATGCTTTTTTTTGTTCCGCCATTTGCGTTTGCTGTTCAGCTAACTGCATCCTTCTAGGATCACCAGATAATATAGCAGAAGATTTACCTAGGCTTCTTTGTAAAGCAGACAAACCTTCCTGCCTGCGCCTTGCAGCTTCTTCTGGAGACACTTGCTCCATTGGGTCATAACCGCCAACAGCTGTTAGACCTCTGCCTACTCTTTGACCTAAACCTGAAAAAAAATCTCCTATTGCCATTTTAGAATAATCCTCCTGGACCGCCAATACTCATGCCACCAGTGGGTTTTTGTGTTGGTGTTTGTGCTGGTGAAAATAAATTACTAAATATCGGTGCGGCTGTTTCATAAAGACCTAAACCAGCTTGGAACTTTTCTAATCCACTAGGGCTATATCCACCAGTTGTTGTCATTGTTGGTTGTACGCCACTTACGCCAGTTGCTAGTAAACCAAGTTGTTGCTGTGGATATTGTAGCGCTCTTTGGAACTCGCCTCTTTGCGCTCCTATAGCTTGTTGTTGTAATGCTTGTTGTTGTTGTCCTATGCCACCTAGTAAACCAAGACCTTGTAATTGTTGTCCTGCCAAACCACCAAGTAATCCTGCTTGTTGTTGTCTTGC